TCTTAAAGCTGTATCACCTCCATCATTAGCTTGATAAAGATGTAAGATTTCAACTGGTGCATCAGTTCCAATCCCGACATTGCCGTTTGCATCATCTATGGTTAAACAGGTTCTTGAATTTGCACCATCCCGTATTTGAAATTTCCCAGTTGATTGTTCAATACGCATTAACCATTGATGAGTTGGGCTTGATGCAGTATTACCAGAAGAAAGATTTATTATTGGGTCAGAACCGCTTACGGAAAATACCTGTAAATCTCCCTGACTTATAACTTCACTAAAGCCAGCGGCAGCATCACCACTTACAGTTAAATCACCTGAAATGGTAACATCGCCAGATATTGTACCGCCTTCGAGAGATACGTTTAATCTACTATTAGTAGCATCTAAAGCCGCATTTAAGGCTTCTTGAGTTGTGTGAGAAAATGCATCAACTGCATTTCCTGAAGAGTCTAGAAGAACTTTATTTAGAACTTCCTTTGTTGTATAATCGTGTAAACCCATTAGTCTACTCCTTTATTCCACCGCCACCGCTATAAAAGCATTTATATTTATATTACTTTAAGTAAAATCGGAAGGCACTATTGCCCTAGTTCCCCCAGTTTTATCCCTTTTCCTTATGCCATACCTTGAAACGGCATCTTTGAATTTTTTCTCATGATTCATGGACACAACCATTGCTGATTGTGAAACACCTGCATCTGGAGACACACCAGCTTTATCTAAGTATAATCTATACTTAATGTAATCAACTAATGAAAGATGTAAGCTGTTATCTAAATCTATTTCATCATTAATGGTTCTAACTTTATTTGGTTCACCATAATAATGAAGTAATACTCCATCTGTGACAGCCTCAGCTATGGCTTTCCATTGCTTGCGAGCAGTAGTTCTTCCACTACCGCTACTATCAACATTAGTAATTAAAGCGAATTTATCACCTTCGATATACCATGATGCCGAACTATCTGGGTACTTAATACTACTTGCCATTATTTACTATCCGGTGTTGTCAATGCTGACTCACTTGTAGCATCCATTAATAAAATATTTTTATCTACTAGTCTTGGAATCTGAATATAGTCACCATCGCTGTCCATTAAATCTACCCTAAAAACCTTATTAGCCTCAAGCTTATTGCCACTAGAATCTTCAGCATCATCACTAATGCTATAAAACATCTGGTCTGCAACTGTGCTCATTTTAGCTTGTACTGGTTTTGTGCTATACATCCCAACTTCAACTAAGCCATCATTTAAAAGATTAATTAAATAATTTTCTGGAATATCAGGAAATACCTGACGAACCCTACTTAAAACTTGTTTTACCGATATTTTATGTACAGCCATATTATTAACCTAATGCTTGTAGACCTTTTTCATAGTCGGATTGTAATTTAGCCTGTTGTTTTTCTCTCCATTGATATTCAGCGACAAACTGTTGCATTTCACCTGATAGCGCCTGCAAACTTGCATGAGATATTTCAACATCTTCATCAGAGTGAATATAATCCCTTACTTTTTCCCAGCCTTGCGAACTAGCAGACGAAGCAGAATAAGAACCATCTTGGTCTGAATGAACTATAGAACTATCCATGTTAGCCAAAACATTTTGCAATGACTTTACAGCCCCATATAAAACAACAAGGTGTTCTGCTTCATTTGGAAAAGCTGTGATAGCACTGGCACTATAAGCTACTGCTGGATATGCAACCGCAGAATAAGAACAAGAACCACCAGATGGAAGGACATCTAAAGAGTTATTGTCTATAAAAAATACAGGGTCAGTAATAGTGGCATAAGCCATTTCTTCTGGGTCAGACACTCTTCCTTTTTGCTTGGCTGGTATCTTTCTACAAGGCTGATTAATATCACCATCACTTCTAAATACGTTTAATATTTTTCCAGTAACTAGCGTTTCAGCACTGCCAGATGTAAATGTTTGAGAAGCGGCGCATAAAGGTAAAAGATGTCCGGGTAACTGATTAATAACTTCTTTAGCACCATCTGTAAGAAATTGAGTTAATTCATCCTGAGTAGGAGCACTACTCCCATCTATTGCAAGACTTGTTAATCCTTCTACCTGTACTTCAAAAGTTGCCATTACGCACTCGCTACAAAAACCTCAACACTACATGCGGCTGTATCAGCATCCGCTGTAATATCAACTAGGTCTTCAAAACTAACAGTTAATGCACTAGCTGATGCATCCATAGTGTCAACTACACCACCGCTATTATCACCGGGATATATAAAAGAATGTCCAGCGTCTACTTTTACAGCAAATTCTGCGTTACCTTCACTTTTAAAAACTAATATAATATGATTCGTACTATCTAAATTCGTTATTCTTATATATCTAACATCATCTTCGTCAAATAAGCCAGCTAAATAGCTTTTAGATAAATCTGTTGATGATGAAGTTGCAAATCCTAAAAGACCTGTCTCTGTGGTAGACACAGAAACAATTCTCTTAACAATGCTTGCAATACTTGAAATCTCCAATATACGCTTAGAGCCATAGTCTTGGTTATCAAGTATAATATCTTCTTGTATCTTTACTTTTAATGTAGCCATTAGGCGTATCCCAATTTTTTATTTCTTTGTTTTATATCTTCTTCTATAGTAGTTGTGCTTAATTCAATATCGGTTCTTTTACCCATTTCACTCATCATATATAGATTTGTAGTGAATCTTGGCTTAGACGTTTTTTCACCGCAATGACGGCAGTTAAACCATCTCTCTGGGTTAGGTTTTTCACAATTAACACATTTCATATTCAATCCTTTGGATTTCGGGGTGAGCCCTTTATACGACCCACCCCACAGTTCCACACTGTTATCTTTATTTAATTAAGATTAAGCAAATGGTGTTGCCACAGTTCCTGAAGAGTATACAATCGCTTGTATTTGCCACCGATTGGTACTAATACCAACTAGCTCTACTGCTCCAGAAATTCCAGTTGTCGAACCATTCATTGAAAAAACATCATCATCTGATTCGTCAGCCGCAAAAACCTTGCATTGTGCCGCTGTGCCATCATTGTCCAACATAAGGGCATAACCTTCATAAAGAGTTGATGTTGCATCACAAGTAATCGTATGATTATTACTTGTAACTGCTCCAAAAACAATCTTTATTTTAGCACCAACTGTAGGAGCTGGCAACGTAACAGCGCAACCATCAAGGTCAGTAACAAGATAGCAAAATCCATCAACGGCTGAAAAAGCCGCTGTTTTAGCTTCCATCTTATATACTGAAGGCACTTCACCATAGCTATTGCTATTTTGATTTATTATATCACTTCTCATTATGCCGCCTCTTCAAAGTTAAACAATGCATGCGTTTCGGGAAGAGAAACTTCAAGACCTGCTTCTGTAAGAATCATGTCTTTACGCAAATCTTCATCTGGCGCTTGCACGTTAGTTTCAATAGAAGTGTCACGATTAACACCATTACCAACCAATGGTCGGTATGATACATGGTCTAAATCAACAAGACACATGAACTCAGCCGCTAATCCTCTGAAAAGTGGCTCTCTAACCATCGAAATGTCACCATGAATAGTTTCAATCTTAGTTATCTTATGACCAAAAGAACCTTGACTTCTATCAAACTGATAAGGTACTTTACTTGACATAGTATCACCGACAAAACCTACACCATCACCCAACTTGTTGAATAATGACATAACAGGTAAACTTGTCAAAGCTAACTTTGATTGAGAACCGCCACGTGCTGGGTCAAATACTACCTCAAGGTCTTTCAACAAGACATCGTAAGTAAGACTTCCAGCCGCTATTGTTTTAAGATAAGCTTGACCCTCATTGTACACTAACTGAGTATCATCCATATGTGTTTGAGATTGACCGTTAGCCATAATATGACCAGCAATACCTTCGGTGTATTGAACACCACCAACAGATGCTCGCTGACCAAATAACATAGCTCTTTCAATATCAACTTTATGTTCACGAAGTTTCATGTTCCAGATACGTTGCCACTCATCAGCATAACCACGATAAACTGTAGCACGTGCTGTATTTGACATTTCGCAAGCAGTCTTGAAGATTTGGGTATACCCATAATCATGGTCAAGTTCTTGTGAGAATACATCTGGAGCACCGCTTCCTTCGGCATAAGAAGAACCAATGACCTGAGCCTTAGCATTTGCACCAGAATCTGCATCTGAACCCGGATTAGTAAGCCATTTAATATCAATCGAAGTTGATGAATTAATAGCCTCAATACGAGCAGTTGCATGATTCGGAGCACCGCTTTCACCAGCGTCAGACTGAACAGCAATTACCATACCCTTAACAAGCCAGCTTTGAGCCGCTGATAAAGTTGCAGTAACTATTGCACCTGCTGATACTGCCGCTAGGTTTGTTGAGATAACAAAACTACGGTCAGTCCAAGAGATTTTACTTCTATTTTCTAGGAAACGGAACTGTGAATCTGTAGTTGGAACTTTTCCAACTTTAGACAAGTATACAAAGAAAGGAGACTCGTCAGGAGATAACTCAGCAACCCTGTCACCAAAGTCGTATAATCTACGAGAACCCTTGGTTAAGGATAGGGCTGTGTTAGTACCCGGAGTACCTACTTTAACTTGTCCGGAATTATAGTTTGCCATAATTCGTTCCTTTTATTTAGTTATAAAACGTTATTTCTACCTCCCGCTTTCAACACAGAATCCCACATTCTATCAGCTTCATTTTTTGTTTTAGCTGGTTGTCCTTGTAGAACTCCGGCAGAGCGAGGAGCGTCTTGTGCGGCTCTCACCGCATCTACGGTATCAGTATTTGTTTGACCAACCCCACTGACATCACGATACAATTTCACAAGATTATTAATTCCAACGGCTTCCTTAGGCTGTGTAGTGAACTCAATAAATCCCTTAATCTCAGAATCTGACATTTTATAGTTATTTCTTAGTTCATTCACGGTATTGTTCAAATGCATTTCTGTCTGCATCTGAGCCTGTTGTTTAGCCATTTTCTTAGATACTACTTCATTTGCCATGTTTTCAATTTTATTTTTAACATACTGGCTGGAAGCAGAATTATCTTCTGTAAATGCATCCCAAGGGTTGAACTCGTCTTTGCCTATACCGGGTGATGATTCTTGTTTACCTTGCGGTTGAGAAATACCATCTTGTAATGTTTTAACTAAATCGGGTCTCGACTCTAGAAGATTTACCAAAGGCTCATACTTTTTCAAATCCTGTAATTCCGCTTGTGAACGGTCATACATAGATTGAAATTTCCTAGACTCTGACTCTTCTTCTAAAATCGGGGCTTCATTAGCGACATCGGCAACCTGTTCTCCAGATTGCTCAAACATGGCTTGCTCCGCAGATAGACTTTCATCTCCATACGCTGTAGCTTCGACATTCGCCTCATTTTGTTCAAAAGATTCCATTTTTTACTCCTTTAAGATGTCTCTAAGCTTTTAGAGCAGAACCAGTTGCCTTATCAGCCTCACGGTTGATACGGTTCGCCAATTTCTCTACTTCGAGCTTCACCTCAGTTTCAAGTTTATTACGTTGTACTCTTCTATCCGCTTTAGAATCGGAATTAACTCCTGAAAGTCGTGATTTGAATTTCTCAACTTCCACTCTCTTCCTATCCTGAACGGACTCTCTTTGGGCTGTTTGCAAGTCTCCCTGCAAATTCTTTAACTGACCTTCAAGGGCTTGTATCTGTGACATCATTTGTTCTTTTTCATCTGTTCGTCTCATAATACCCTCTTTGTCAAAAATCTCTGGGTTCTTTTTCAGAACCTCATACCTGTCTACAATACCTAACTGAAATGCCTCTAAATAGACATTAAGTTCTGCCCATTTATTAGTTGGCATAGAAGAACCCGGTTCAATTCTTATATCATGTTGTTCAATGTTATACTTCTCTTTCTTAATATCAACTACAGAACCAGATACATCTGTATAAAAATTCACCATAACATCAGTTTGGTCGTTATTTGGCTGTGCCAATCTAAACATTTTCTTATAACTATAATGACCTTTAGATAAATTATAAATTACTTTTCCAAGCCTGTTTATAGAAAATTCTATATCCCTAAGCTTCGATTTGGGTCTTTGACTGCCTAAAGCTATCATTTGCTCAGTTCCCCTAACTGTATCAGGGGCTTTATCAGCAAATCCATGCATCATCTCAGGCAAGCCGAATATAAAATCAATGTAAAATTCACATTGTTGTATGAGTTTGTAAAATTCACCAGCAAGTGGTGAAGGTTGTGGATAATGTGGCTCGCCTTGAGATGAATCTATTTCAATAACAGCATTTGGGTTAGCCCAATCTTGTTCCAACTGAGCTATGTCATCAACACTCCCAAGTGGAACTAATAATTTTAAACCAGCAGATGCTTGAGCATGAGACAAAGCAAGAGACCATAATTTATTAAGGAGTCTCTGCATAGGTCTTGCTCTTGATACATCAGACTTAGGATAAGGTGTCCCTGT